TCTGGTAAGAGTTTAATGATCTATGCTATTTCTAGATACTTACAAAATCAAATACCAGAAGACAAGAAGATATTGATCATAGTTCCTACAATATCTCTTGTTACTCAGATGTATTCCGATTTCTTTGATTATTCAAAAGGAACATCTTGGAAATGCAGAGAACACTGCCATAAGATCTTTGGTGGTCAAGAGAAAGACACAGACAAGAAGATCGTAATAACCACTTGGCAAAGTGTTCATACTCTTCCTGCTTCTTATTTCAAGCAATACAGCGCAGTTATAGGTGATGAGTGTCATTTATTTAAATCTAAGTCTTTGACTTCTATTATGACAAAACTAACTGACTGTCCTTACAGAATAGGAACAACAGGAACTTTAGATGGTTCTTTCACACACAAGTTAGTCATAGAAGGTTTATTTGGCAGAGTTCATCGTCTTACTTCCACAAAAGAATTAATGGAAAAAAATCTGCTTAGTGAATTGACCATAGATTGTTTGGTTCTACAATATCCAGATTACATTCGTCAGAGTCTTAAGAAACTAACATATCAAGAAGAAATAGATTGGATAGTGCAAAATCAAGCCAGAAATGAATTCATAGCCAATTTAGCAAAAAGCACAAAAGGAAACACACTAGTTCTGTTTCAGTTTGTAGAGAAGCACGGAAAGCCTCTATACGAACTAATAAAGAACAAGGTAGACGGTAGAAAGGTGTTCTTTGTCTTCGGTGGAACAGAAGCCGACGACAGAGAACACATACGCCAGATTATAGAAAAAGAAGAAGACGCCATTCTTATAGCATCCTACGGAACATTCTCAACGGGTGTCTCCATCAGGAAACTACATAATATTGTGTTCTCTTCGCCTTCTAAGAGTAGAATTCGTGTATTACAGAGTATAGGAAGACAATTAAGAAAATCTGAGTTCAAGACAAAAGCAAAACTATATGACATAGCAGACGATTTATCTTGGAAGTCACATGAGAACCATACACTTCGTCATTTCGTAGAACGATTGAAAATATACGATTCTGAAAAATTCGAGTATAAAAAAATACTCATTCCCATAAAGGAGGAAAATGAGTAAAGAAGAATACAGAATTATAAAACTAAAAACAGGTGAAAGTCTTATTGCGGAAGTTAAGGCTCTCACTGGTCATTCTACCATGATGATAAGTGAGCCTATGACTTTTAAGACCATGACCATTCCAGATCCTACTGGAAATGGTTTAAGAGAGTTTCTTATAATCAAAGATTGGCTAGAATATTGCACAGAAAAGATAGTAGAAATCCCTTGCGAGACTATAATAGCCATGATGTCTCCAGATGATAAAATTACAAATGTTTATGAGTTCGAAAAGAAAAAAACATCCATAACTTCAGAAGAAGCACTGAATATGTTGGATGATTTACAAAAGCAAGGGTTGCAGGGAACAGGATTGGATAAATCACAAGATCCTTCTTTGCATAATATAAACATTCATCTCGAATTAAATCAAGAAGCATCTATGGATTTTCTAGAATTATTAGGTATAGACTTCGTGGACGAAGATCAAGACGAAGAAAATCTAGAAGATTTATCCGATGAGGAACTGGAAGATCTTATAAAAGAAATGGAGCAGGCAACAGAAGGTGTTGAGAACAAACAAAAGCCTCGCTCTAAAAACAAACAACCCAAGAAACCAAAAAATGATGTCCCTTGGGGTAATTCTTATGAGGATTGGTCAGCAGATCCTAATGACTATCTTAAATAGGTCTAAAGGTCCTTATCTTACCTGGCACAGTAAGTATAACGACAATTTTTTTCCTGTCAAGGTCTTTCCGTATTTTTTCTTGACATGACGCATTAATGATGTAGAATTGTCGTGCAAGGAGATAATATGAAGAAAAAGAAACCAAAAGAAGAACATTATGTGGACAACAAACAGTTCTTCGAACACATGATAAACTGGAAAATAAGCATAAAAGAAGCAGAAGACTCTGGTGACGACAAACCACCCGTGACTGAATATATGGGTCGCACCTTTATGCAGATTGCTGAAAACTTAGCAAAGAAGCCAAACTTTATGAATTATCAATTCAAAGATGATATGATAAGTGACGGCATAGAAAACTGCATAATGTATGCTTCTAACTTCGATCCCGAGAAGTCTAGTAATCCGTTTTCTTATTTTACTCAAATCATATATTATGCATTTTTGAGACGAATACAAAAAGAAAAGAAACAGAATTACATCAAGTACAAATATCTTGAGTCTCTTGATAAATGTGGTGATTTTTCTGAAATACTAAGAGCATTAGGTATATCAGAAGATGAAACTTCAAACTTCCGAAAGTTTGAAGAGGAAAACAAAAAGAAACAAACTAAGATGAAAAAGATCATAGGAGATAATGAATGAAAGTCGCAGTTGTGACCGACACTCATTTTGGTGTAAAAAACGATTCTCCTCTTTTTCTTAATGAGTTTTTGTCTTTCTTCGAAAAGCAGTTCTTTCCATATGTTCTAGAACACAAGATAGACACGGTCTTACATTTGGGTGATCTTCTTGATCGCCGAAAGTTTGTGAACTTTTATACCCTGTCTCAAGTCAGAGATAGGTTTATGTCATTTTTTGAAGAGAACAACATCACTCTTCACATCATTCTTGGCAATCACGATACATTTTATAGAAACACCAGCAGCATCAACTCTATGACAGAGTTGTTTTCACACCAACAAAATATTCACATATACAGTGAACCAGTAATCATCAATCTTGATGGATTAGATGTTGGATTGGTTCCTTGGATAAACGAAGCAAATACAGATAGTTGTGTTAAGTTTCTTGATGATGCCAGTGTTCCTATCATAATGGGTCATTTTGAAATCAACGGGTTTCAGGTTGTTTCTGGTGTCAAACACAGTCACGGATTGCTCCCTTCTTTGTTTAGTAAGTTTGATGCGGTTTACTCTGGACACTTTCACATAAAGCAGTCAGACGGAAACATTACTTATCTTGGTACACCGTACCAAATAACATTCTCCGATGCATATGACATCAAGGGATTTCATATTTTTGATACAGAAGATCAGTCTATGACTTTTGTTTCAAATCAAAGAAAGATGTTTTATGTAATCACATATGATGATAAGAATGAAGATCCTTTGAAAGATTTGGATGCTTCCGTGTATAAGAACTGTTATGTCAAAGTAATAGTTGCAAACAAAACTAAACCATATACCTATGACAGATTTATAGATGCCATATATGCTGCACAGCCAGTATCTGTTACATTCATAGAAGATGTAATTGAGATTTCTAAGGAAGATATAGTTGACACGACTGAAGATACGATTAGTATTATCAATAAGGAAATCGACTCTATGGAAGAAGTCGATGATAAAGATAAGTTGAAAAAGATCATCCAAGAACTTTATATGGAAAGTCTAACTCTATGAATATTTTTGTATTAGCACACGATCCTTATATTGCTGCCAAACAAATGTGCGACAAGCATGTGGTCAAAATGATCGTGGAAACCGCTCAGATGCTTTCCACTGCTCACCGTGTACTAGATGGGATTCCTTTGAATAGCATTTCTGCTTCTGGTAGAAAGTATAAGAAATATATTATGCCAGATGCAGAATGGGATAATGTTCTGTGCAAGGCGGTCATGCCAAATCATCCTTGCACCGCTTGGTGTTTAGAGACGAAGGAAAACTACAAGTGGTTGTGTCGTCATGGTTTGCAATTATTGCACGAATACACTGCGCGTTACGGTAAAGTACACAAGATGGAATCTCTATATTGGGACTATTTGATACATCTTCCAAAGTTTTTCGACCATCATAAAAATCATAATCTCACAGAATTTCCTCAAGCGATGCCGCCACAATACAAGGATCCTGATCCTGTTGTAGCGTATCGCCAATACTACATAAATGAGAAGTCCCGCTTCGCAAAGTGGAAGATGGGTAATGTTCCAGATTGGTATACCGAGGGATTAAATGACAAACAAACATCTTCTAGAGTTGTTGAACTTACAGAAACTGTCTAATTCCACAGGCGAACTGTGTTTAATAGAGACAGACAATAATGTTATTGTTGAAACTACTAATATTCAACAGCAAGATGTAGTTCTGTTCCTTGAAGAGAATAGTTTTGACTATTCTATAGAAGATGGTATAATTTCAGTAACAGATCCTCTGGAAGAACTTATAGAAGAATTGCTAGATTACGATTTTCCTAGTGTGATCCACGGCGTGGTTGATTTAACCGAAGGTGTGGCTAAAAGAAAAGTAGTAGTAAGAAAAGGTAAGAGAAAAGTAATCTTTAAGTGTGCTCCAGGTCAGAAGAAAATTGGTAAAAGAAGATGTGTTAAGCGTCCTTCCAGAGAACTATTTAAAATGAAGAGACGCGCCAAGAGATCCGCGAGGAAGGCGAAGAAGAAGAGACTACAAGCAAACCGCAAAAGAAAAATTTCTCTTCGCAGAAGACCTAATTCTGGAAAACCAAGTAAATCAAAAAAGTAATTCATTATGATAAAATTTGAAAAGATCCGTTGGAAAAACTTTCTTTCCACAGGTAATGTCTTTACAGAATTACAACTTAATAAAAATGATACGACACTAATCAGCGGAGAGAACGGTGCGGGTAAGACCACCGTTCTTGATGCTATTGTGTTTTGTTTATTTGGTAAACCTTATAGGAATATCAATATTCCGCAGTTGGTTAATTCCATAAACAAGAAAGATTGTGTCACCGAAATAGAATTTGTTATTTCGGATATACCATATAAAGTTCGTCGTGGTATTGGACCTAAGTTCTTCGAAGTCTATAAAGAAGGTAAACTGATAGATCAAGATGCCACTACAAAAGATTATCAGAAGATGTTTGAGGAACAAATTCTTCGAATGTCTTACAAATCTTTTTGTCAGGTAGTTATTCTTGGTTCTACGAACTATGTGCCGTTTATGAGACTTCCTGCCGCGGAACGAAGATCAGTAGTGGAGAACCTATTGGATATTGATGTATTCTCTAATATGAATATTCTTCTCAAGGGAAAACTGTCTTTATTGAAAGATCAGCAAAAGAATGCAGACAATAAGATAGTTCTTATACGAGAAAGAGCCGAGGGACAAAAGAAACTAGTTAAAACTCTGGAAAATACCAACAAGGAACAGATAGAGAAGTCCAAGAGTTCTCTTGAAGAATATGCAAGAGAAATAGAAGTTCTCACGAATGAAAATGAACAACTGCTTAAAAAAGTTGATGAGTTGGAGCA